GTTGTTGCCATGATTCCATAACCAACAACAGTTTTTGCACTACCGTCCAAAACAACCCAAGCAATAAACATACCAAGAAGGGTCCATGCTTGGTCTACCATATCTTTTAGGATATTCTTTATTATTCTTACCATTTTCTACCTCCTCTTGAACCTGGTGAATTGGAGCCAGAAGCGCCACCTCCACCAGAATTTCCTCCTCCTGTGCTTCCACCTGTTGCAACGGCTGCTGCATTAATTGCTGCACCTGCTGCTACTACTGTTGCTATAACCATATCTGTTGCTTCTTCTCTTTCTCCTTCAGTCATATCTGCACCAATACTTCCAAGGGCTGCTAAGGCTGCACCTGGATCAGTAAAGACTGCTTCTAATAATGCCCCTGGATCTTGAACTAATTCTACATTTGCTGCAACCTCTGCTGTAATTATTAATACCTCGCCAGATTCAGATGTTCTTAGTTCAATTGGTGTTTCTGCTGGAAGATCTGCATAAGATACTCCAGATGCCTGAACCTCTGCTGCTGAAATAGATTCTCCTGGCTTAAGGTTTTCTATCAATGCTGCCACTACAATTTCTGTTTGTTCTTCAGTTAATTCTTTTCCTTCTTTAGCCTCTGCAATTATTTCTTTTAATTCTTCTTCTTTTGCTTCTTCTTCAGCCAACGCTTCTTCTAATTCTTTTGCCTCTGCTTCTGCCTTTGCTTTTGCAATGGCCTCTTCTTCTGCTGCTATACGCTCAGCCTCTGCCTCTGCCTCTTCCGCAATTCTTTCTTCTTCCGCTATGCGCTCTGCTTCTATGCGTTCTGCCTCTGCTTTTGCCTCTGCTTCTGCTTTTTCTTCTGCTGCTTTAATTTCTGCTGCAACTCGATCTGCTTCTTCTTGGGCTTCTATCTCTGCTTTAATTCTTGCTGCTTCAATCTCCGCCTCTATGCGCTCTGCTTCTGCCTTTGCTTCTGCTTCTGCCCTAACTCTTTCTGCTTCTTGTGCTGCTTGAAGTGCTGCAATTCTTTCAGCCTCCGCTTGCGCTGCTGCTGCTTGTGCTGCAATTAATGCTGCTGTCTCTGCCTGTATTCTTGCTGCTTCTGCTGCTTGCGCTGCTGCTTGCGCTGCAGTTGTTGCAGCAATTTGTGCTTCGGCTTGTGCTTGTGCTGCTGCTAAGGCTGCTGCGTTTGCTGCTGCTTGTGCTGCTTGTGTTGCTGCTAACGCTGCAACTTGTGCTGCAATTTCTGCTTCAGTTGGTCCAGTAGGTGTTGTTACAGTTGTTGTTTCAGGTGTAGGTGTTGTTACAGTTGTTGTTTCAGGTGTAGGTGTTGGAGAAGGAGTCGGTGTTGGGGTTGGCGAAGGCGTAGGAGTGGGGGAAGGTTCAGGTGCAGGTGCTACATATGTAGAACCAGTAACAACATTTGAATTTGAAGAGTAAAGTGCAAATGTATCGTTATCTGATCTAATATGAAATGACCAGACTGTTCCTGCTGGCATAAGTCCATTTAGCAAGGAATGATCAATTGTTATTGTTGTGTTTAAAGAATTTGGTCCGCCAACATTTCCAGTTGCAATTCCCCAACCATTGCACCCAGAACAATTAAAACTTATTGCATATCTCTCTGGCTGTGTGTTACCAGTATCTGGTGCTTGCCAAGATAGAACAGTTGATGTCTCATTGCTAGATATAGTTAAATTTCTTGGAGGTCCTATTGTTTTTACTACTGGTGCTGCTTGTGAAGTAAATGCTGATGCTGGAATGATCTGCATTGATCCAGATTGATCCCAGTTTAAAAATACGTTTGCTCCACCACCATTTTCATAGTACATTAATTCTATTGTTTTAGGGACTCCTGCTGTAAAGGCTATTGGGGCAGTTGTAGTTCCTCCACCACCTTTGTCTACCCAGTCACTTGCTACCAGTATGCCATCAACATACAGTTTTGTTCCGTCGTCTGCTGTTGCTAAAAATGATATGTCTTGAGTAGAATCGCTTCTAATTGACCCAGTAAATCGTACGATAACATCCTCTGAAGGGCCACCTAATACACTACCAGAACCCCACTGGAAGTCAATGTTAGGGACATTAGTCGTGACGACTGGAGAGGCTCCCTGGGGTATGTATGGAGAGCCATTTTGTCCTAGTACATTATAGACTTGAGCAGTCAAGCCTTCTGCTGCGTGGGCTTTATCAATTATTAAAAGCAGGGGAAATAGAGCAAGCGATAGTACCAATGCTACTCTTAATAATTTTTTAATTCCTCTTCCCCCTCGCAGACTTAATGTCTGATAGGGCTATTATAGCATTTTTTTTATACAAAAAAGGGGCTACCATAATTGGCAACCCCTTTAGTGTTGGATTAAGTTACTTCTTTAGAGCAACCTTAGCCTTTGGATTCTTTGCATTCCATTTTGCAGCCAACTTGTTATAGTCAGCCTTTGCTTTTGCTGCTGCTGCATCTGAAGCAGTCTTTGCATCTGCAAGTGCCTTATCTGAAGCAACCTTGTCTGCTGCACGACCAGCCTTTTCTGTTGCAAGTAAGTTAGATGCTGCCTGTGCATCAAGTGCACGACCAGCCTTCTCTGCTGCAAGTTGTGCAGTTAGTGTTGCGATTGTTCCATTAAGGTCTGAAACAACGAATGACGCTGTTGCTGCCTTAGTTGGTGCTGGAAGACCAGCAACTGTTGCTGCTGATGCAACACCAGTAACGACAACCTGAATTGTTCCTGCTACTGCTGTAGCAAGTGCTGCAGTCTTTGATCCAACTACTAGAGTTGAGTCTGCTGCTCCTTCTGCTGTTGTTGTAGTAACAAGAGTCTTTGTGATTGAACCATCAGCAAATGTGGATCCGATTACTGTAGCAGTAATTGTCTCGCCTGTTGCAATTAAGTTTCCAAAAACATCTGTTGCTGAAACTGTGATTGTTGGAATTGTTCCAACTGCTGTTGCTGAAGGAACTGAAAGTGCAACATTAGATGCTGCTCCTGCTGTTCCCTTAATAAATACGATTGTTGAATATGAACCATTTGTAATGGTTACTGATCCAACTGCTGTCGTAGTTGTGTATGCATAAACTGTAACTGCTGCTCCTGCAGATGTTACTGAAAGAGTTGAAACTCCTGAAGCAACTGTCTTTGGTGCATCGGTTGTGTGTAGTGCTGTTACCAACTTGACTGTTGATGAAGCAGCAAAAGAAACGATTGTTCCTGTGTCTGCTGTTGCAGCAAGTGCTACAGATGTACCAGATGTGATCTGGTTTGCAGATGGTACTGCAACTGTTGCAGGTGCTGCGCTTGTTGTTGCGTTAGTAACTGTTGCAACTGTAACGGCCAGAGGTGCTGCCGAAGAAGGTGCTACAGAAAGTCCAACGATTGCTAGGGCTGCAGCAGTAGCAATTGAGATTTTCTTAAATGAATTCATTTTATTCCTTTTCTTATTTATAGTAGATTTAGTCTATCCAGATAATCTTTTACATCATCTGGCATAGGTTTATATTGTATCACATTGTTACTATTACTGTCAAACTGCTTAGGTCTATCACTAATAGTATGAACCTCAACCACTTGGTATTGATCTTTTGGGGTATGTGATATTGCCCCAAATATTGCTCCACACACAGCATCGGCCAAGTCTTTTGACTTTTTGCGTGGGTGGTCAACTCTATTATTTTTCATAATCTTTAACTGTGTTAGTTCATCAAACAAAAGTTCAATTGCTGGCATAGCAAGTCTTTCTTCGTATACAAGCATAGCCATATCCTCATAATGCTTTTTAGCAACAGAAACAGTATCAGTTCTCATTCCAACCTGCTTCAATTCATTTTGAATATCAAATGATTGCCAACGGTCAAATGAAACCATTCCAATATTAAAACCAAGTCTTCTTAAGTTCTGAATCCACTGCTTTACTTCTGATAGATTAACTGGTCCTTCAATCTTTGGCTCCCACCAGGCTACTGCATCTACTACTACAATGGGTGCTACTTGTTCGTAGTTATTAATTACCTGGATATTTACCCACTTATCTACGTGAGCAATTGCTACCGCACACTTATCGTGCTTTTGTGCAAGGTCTGCGTGTACATAATAAACCTTGTCTGGATCAGGCTTAAACGATTCATCAAACCTTTTAAAGTTATCTACTGGGTTTCTTAATGTCATACAAGATCTTATTTTTTCTACCTGTTTAAAAAATGCATCAGAGGCAAAGGTTGGAACACACGCAAAGCGCATCATTGCATCTCCAAGGTCTGTCATAAATGCAATCATAAAGTCGTCAATCTTGCGTGTAGGGTTTACTTCCCAAGTGGGTCTTTTTAATGCGAATACACCTGGGTACTTGTATGAAATAATTTGATCTTCATCCCAGGAAATTTCAAACGAGTTGTCTGGACTGTCTTCTGGCAGTAGTGGGTTAATAGTAAACTTGTGTGTTCTTTCTATTACTTCTTTTTCAGCAATAACATCATCATATTTTTCTGAAATAAAGTCTCCTGGATATCTTGGGAAGGAAAGCAAAACAACCTTGCCAAGGTCAGGGAAACGAGAGTCTACTGAGCCACGAAAGGCTTTATAAATATTATCAGCAGTCTTTCCTTGTTCGTTTCCTGTATTAACTTCAGATGCAAAACCAGAAATCTCATCAAGAACTGCAAGAAGAAGGTTTAGACCTTCGTGTGATTCTCTTTCTGAGTGACCAGAGTAAACAGTAATTGATTTATCAAACTCAACAGAGTCAGCCTTTGCATAATACTTTCCAATAAACCAAGGGGACCTTTCAATCTTAGACTTAAAACCTTTAAAGAAAACATTCTTAGCCTGTTGTGCGTTAATAGCCACATTAATAAGGTCAATAGCATCTCCAGATGGCTTACCAAAATACTTTGCTGGGTCTTTAAGGCATAGAAGTTTGTATACAATATATGCACAGGCTACTGTTGATACGAAGTCTTTTCCAGATCCCTTGCCAAGTTGCAGAATGATTTCGTTCTTTGTGTACTTATTGTAATACTGTATACCCTTTTCCTCACCCAGAATATTGATTACATCTTCTTTACGATAGATCTGGCTCATTGCCTCAACGATATCGTACTGAATATCTGACAATGGAGGCTGTCCAAGGTATGCCTCACCTTCAACAAATGTTCTTGCGTCTACAGGCATCTCATTAAAGTGGTCGTCCTGTAGTGCTTCTAAGAACTCATTGAACATCGTGGACAACTGTAATCACCTCATTGTCTTTTGCAAATGCAGACAATCTTCTCATAATTTCATCACGAACTTGTGGGTATTCAGATGCAATATCTTTTAAAATAAGCACAAGAATCTCTTGGCGTTTTTCAATTTCCATCATTTCTTCTGCAAGTTCTTTGTTCTCAAGAAGACCAGCCTTCTGTAACATATCAATACGCTTTGATTCTATATCCATAACAAGTTTAATGGCAGCAGTTTTTGCGCTAAGATTATTTGTCATTGATGCTTCATCAATAACTTCGTAAGTACGAGATACTAACTTGCTATAGTGTGTATCTGCTGCTGCAAGGGCTTCTTTTGCACGAGCACGGATAGCATCATTAGCAGATGCCATTACCTTCCACTCATTAATAAGTGTTACAACTTTTTGTCTTGGAATAGCAAGTTGCTTTGAAATGACTGTTGGGTCATTACCTTTTAAATACTCTTCAACAACTTGATTAACTTGATCAAGGTGCTTTACTAAATCATCTTCAGTTGACATACTTGCCCTCTAGTCTATTGATTTCATCTTTGATATAAAAGATTGCCTTTTCTAAATCCTGGATAGTCTTTGACTCATCCTTGAGTCCTGCTCTCCAAAGGTACTTAAAAGCATTACCAATATTAAAATTGCGGTGGCGAGTAATCTCAATACACTCAATACCAGAAGGATCTGATGTGTAGTGTAATGGATTGTTGACTTGATCAACTGTAATGTTTAGATTATCACTCATAGTCTTCCTCTTCATCAAGTTCCCAATCAAATGCTTCTGGAATTCCTTTTAATACAGCAAATGCAAAACCAAAACCAACTGTACCTGCTACAGCAAGTGCTATCAATGTCTTTTCAAATTTATTCATCGCTTTGACTTCCTTAATCCAAATTTAGCAAGGTAGACGTAGATAGTTTCAACACTTGATCCACACTCCTTTGCAATTTCTTCTGGAGACTTCTTATCCACAAGATATCTCTTACGCATAAAAACTTCTGATGTATATAGTTTAGCACTCATGATATTAATTGTCAACTTCTTTCTCAGTAATATCATAGTTAAACCTATCAGAATTTTCCATAATCCATTTATCTTGATTTTCGACATCATATTTTCTTTCATTAATTATTCTATCAATCAAGTATTCTTTTTCAAGTGTAAAAGATGGCTCGTATATTCGAACTCTATTGTTGGGCTGTATTGCAAAATTTCCATCATCTCTTTGAATTACGTGACCACATTTATGATCTGCAGGGCTTTCAGAATACCCATCATCTAAAACATTTGTATCTGGATTATGCCAGTCTAATGTGAATAGGTAGGTTCCTTTGTGCATTGTTTTTGTTCTATCTATATAAGACATTCTAAGATTGGTTAGATTTTCAAATTGCGTTACAGCAATGTGATGGCTAAAAGAATTCCACAAAACTAAATTATGCAGATCAACTTCAGGGATACCTGGCTCTGTACAAAAAGCAGAGATTGGAAGTCTCCACCATAGTCCACCATCTGGCATCATAATATGAAACAGTGGGCTTCTAGACTTTAAACTTGAAACACCAAAGACTACACATTCAAAGTATTTGTCGTGGCTATCTCGGTGATTTCTTAAATAGTTGCCTCTCACATAGCAATGTATAGGTGGTATGTTTGCATTTAACTCTGGCATTATTCAGCCCCTCCTACTGCTTTATTCCAATTTTTAATTGCCCAATGACCAATTCCACAGGCATCGGCAACATCATTATCTGTTATTGTCCTATCATATTGCAAATTAATAAAATTAATTGTTCTTTGCTTTCTTAGTTCTCTTTCGTGTGTTTTAAGCCACGATTCTGACTTCCCTGGATTTTGTGACTTAATAAATAGTTTTTCATCCTTAGATATCTTTTTGTTTCCAATAAAGTTTTGCCAAGTAATTGGAGCAACCTTACCTATAACCTTAGTTCCAGACTGCCCCGCTGAGCCAAGAATTGCTCCTTGAACTAAAGCCAGGTCTGCTGCCGTCTTGGGACTATTCATAAATACAGTATGCTCAATAACTATTGCTTCAAACCCACCATACATATCAAGGAATAGTTTAACCTTTTGACCTGCATCCATAACCTTTTCGTAGGTGTCTTTTCCTTTAAAGTTGATCTTGCCTACTGATTCCAAAGTTTTTTCTTGAGTATTAAAAATAGCAAAGGCAAGACTATTAGTGCTTGCATCTATAGCACAAATAGTTTTTGGAAGTTTAGTTCCTATTGCCTCTGCTAGTTTCATTTTAAATTATCCTTAATTTCCTTTAGTGCTTTTGCTACATCAGAAGGATTTACATTACATTTCACACAAAGATTTTCATCATTATATATTGATAAAGCCTCTTTACACGACTTGCAATTTCTTTCCTTGCCTTTTCTTTTTTGTCTTCTAGAAATTATATACCTTGCAGCAATTTTTTCTTTTGTTGAAAGGTCTCTACATTCTGGTGAACAATATATTTGATAGACAATCTCTGTTTGAAATTCTCTATCACACCATTGACAATGCTTCATCTATAGGCTCCAAGGACTTTAGTTTAAAGTCTCCCTTACCAGCATCTGCACAAGCCTTTTTAATAGGACATGATTTGCAAATCTTTGAATTAGAGCGATAGTTCTTTTCAGGCAGAGTTCTGTCGACCCAAGCCTTACGAACTGATCTCATCCATTCAAACGTCTGGTCTACCCACCGACGATAATAATCATTTACTTCTACTGGAAGAATAAGCAACTCGTGATTGTTTTTATTTTCATAAATAAGAACTGCTTTAGGCTTCTTAAGAATTTTCATATAGATAAGTAACTGTACTAAATGACCAGTCTTTGGTTTCATATGCGCCTTGCGGTACTCAAAACCCTCATTCATCGTTTTAATTTCACCAAGGAGTTCTTCTCCCTGCCAGTTAACAATAACATCCCCATACCCAAAAATTGGAGGATCATTATTTGTTATTTTAAATTCTGAATCAACAAGGAAGTCGGGAACATTGCCCATTGCTTCCTGAATTCTTTCGTGAGACTTTGTTCCTGCAGTCATATTGGCTGCACTGTATGGTGTTGCATCATCTTCAAACATTTGTCCGTCAAAAGCAAGGTACCAATATCTTGGACACTCTCCGTGCCCATAGGCAATAGTTGATGGTGCAAAAGTCTTCTTTTGCGTTTGTTTTTCAATACGATTAACAGTATATCCAGACTGAATTTTTTCAGTCAAACCAGCAACATCTATTGAGTGTACTGGTGGTTTTTCCTGCTTAACCATAATCTGCTGTAATAAACTTTTTGTCATTTTTTACTCGTTTCTATTAGTATAAGTATAGCAGATTAGCGTGTGATGTACTTGAGTGCTGAGACTAAATTATTAAGTGATTCTGCTGCTGTGTAATATAGATTCTTTTTACCACGATCTGACTTATCAACATTAGCCATCCAGGTAGCCTTAAATGCCATCTTTGCTGCGATTGCCTGAAGCCTTACGATCTCTACGTGAGCCACATTAATTGGGATGTCTGGCTTAATAATTAGTTTAGCAATCATTGTGAGTGCAACGGTAAGTTCTTCATCCTGCATATAGTCTGCAATCTCTGCAAGACCATTTACCATATCTATTGTTGTTCCTTGTTGTTCCATTATTCCTCCACTAGATCTTCTAATATACTCATCTCAATTATAGCAAGTCTGACTTTAGAGTTACCCTCGCCCATTACCACCACAATGGCTGGATCCTTGCCATTTTTCATTGCATCAGTAGTAGCCTTTGCCCAAACCTCTTTATTTAATGTAAAAGATTTTCCAACCTCTTTAAAGTCAACCACAAAGTTTTTCCAAGAAGCATCACCCTTTTGGGTATTACGACCAGAGTTTTTGTGCTGCTTAGCACCTATTCTCTTAGACTCACTCTTCTCCGTCAAAATCCTTCTTCTTTCTTCTTCCAAGATAAACTTTGCTTAGATGTTTATCTTTACACATCCAGGTCATTTCTTTTGTTTCTGCATAAAGTCTAAGAGATGTGACTTCTACTTTGCAGTTATGACAAATAAACTTTCCGTGATAGACAGTATAACTAGGCATTTAGTTTTGCCTTGATTGATTCTTGCAAGTCAAGATCCTCTCTTACACGATTAACAAATGCTTCTTTACCCTGGACTTTTGTGCCATCAGGAAGTATGTACCAAGCACCTGTGCGCTCTACGATACCATTTAGTTCTGCGGTAGTAACCAAATCACCAATGGTATCAAGACCAATATCGTCACCTCTAAAATAAAAATCATACTCACCAGACTGGAACCCTGGAGAGGTTTTGGAGAACTGTAGTTCCCACTTAATAGTTCTACCAATCTTTTCTTCAATTAATTTATCTCCTACCTTGATCTTTCCCTTAATCGCTTGATTGTCTGACTCTGAAGAAAAGAGTTTAACAATACATGAGGAATAAAACTTAGTAGCCTGACCACCAGAAGGCTGCTGGCTAGTATACATAGCATTGATATTGTTACGAGACTGAGAAATAAGAACAAGCAAAGTTGGCTTAACTTTATTGTTTGCATAGTTAAGCATTTTCCATGCGTTACTAAAGTCACGGGATTCTGCTCCAATCTGTTTAGTGTTTTCTAAGGCTTTCATTTCATCTGTATCTTTTTCAAAATAGATTGCTGGAAGCATTGATGTGATAGAGTCTACAACGATTAGGTCTACGCCAGCATTCATTAATCCTACGCCAACATCTACCATATCACTAATAGTTCTTGCTTGTGAGTAGATTAGTTTTTCTGGGTCTACCCCCAAAGTTCTAGCCCAGTCTTCAGAGTATGACATCTCTGAGTCAATCCAGGCACATAACTTACCCTCTGCTTGCGCTAGAGCAATCATCTGAAGGCACATAGAAGACTTTGCAGAAGACTTTGAACCCCAGATAAGAACTTGTCTGCCATAGGGAAGCCCACCACCAAGTGCACGGTTTAGTCCATAACTAGGGGTAGGCTGGTACTCATAATTAACACCAACTCCACTACCCAATCTTTTTCTCAACTTAGGATCAAGTTGTGCTAACGCTTCTTCTATACTAACTGACATGTACATCCTCCAATGTTACTGTTCCGTCTTTTGTTTTTCCAAAACTAAATTTATAAGATTTTCCTTCTTCTATATGCATATATGCTTTTGCAAAAGATGTAGGAAAAACTGTAATAGAATGAAGATCTCTTGCAGTATCTGCCAATGTAAGAGATGCCATCTTCTTTCCAGTCTTTGTAATTCTTGGTTTAAAAGAAACTACAAACATTTCTTCATCCTTGTATGGCAGTTGCTTGTAACTTAAGAACTTCACAAGAGCATGAGATGATTCTTTTATTTCATCAGAAGGTATGAAAGATACAATCCTGTTGTCATTACAAAGAACCAAGTAAGAACGACCAGTCTCAATAGTCGTATTTTCATCATCAAATATACCGACGCTGCCAGTTTTGTCCAAAATTTCAACTCGTGACCATCCTGTTCCCCTTTTAATTGATTTTACCATACCCATAAAAATGTATGATCCTTTTTCTTCAAAGTCAACAATATCCTGAATGAAAGCATAGTAGTGAGAAGGTATTGTAATATTAAACTCTGGAAGGTTTAAGTACTCATACAGGTTCTCTTTAATCTCCTGATCATTTCTAGGATTATCATTAAATGTTGCTGCACCAATTACTCTAAGTGCTTGGAGTGCACGAGAGTTTACTCCGTTGCCCTTGGTAAATGTAAATTCTTCAAGTTCTTTGTACGAATTAAATGGTCGTGCTGCAATATATCTTTCTGCAATTTTATCAGATATGAACTTGATAGCAGTGAGTCCAAACCGAATACCCTTACCCTCAATTTTAAAATCGATATCCGAATCGTTAATGTGAGGTAACTTAACGCTAATACCCATTCTTTTTGCTTCAATAAGATATTCAGTTCTTGCATCCTTATCCTTTTCATTCTTTAGCACTGAGTACATAAACTCAAGTGGATAATAATACTTTAGCCACGCTGTCCAGTAAGATAGAGTTGAGTATGCTACTGCGTGTGACTTATTAAATGAGTACCCTGCGTGAGCCTCAAAGTCATGCCATAAGTCACGAGCAATGTTTGGAGAGACAAACTTAGAGGCACCCTCTACGAACTTCTCTTTAAACTGATCAAATTCTTTAGCATCTTTTTTCTTGCCAATGATCTTTCTAACCTTATCTGCTTCCGACATGGACATACCGCCAAGGTGTACGCATGCTTGCATAACTTGTTCCTGGTAAAGAATACAGCCATAAGTGTCCTCCG